AAGATGTAGAAGTAATTGGTGCATCTCTAAAAGACGGTCTATTGACTGTTACTCTAGAACAAATCGTTCCAGAAGAGAAAAAACCAAAACTTATTACTATCAAGTAATTGGTAGAAATACTGAGAGGTGACTTGACATTGCCTCTCTTTTATGTTATAGTCTAAACAGTAAATCATGATAAAAGGAGAATATATTATGAGTAGACCTAAAATGTCTAAAAAGCAGAAGGTTATTAATCTTCTATCTAAAGGTGAAAATGTATTATGGAAAACTTTGAGAACAAGGTTTGACTTAACATCACCAACTAAAATGATTGACACTCTAAAGAGTGAAGGTCACTGTATCTATACAAATGACACTGCAAAAGGTGTTGCATATAGATTAGGTGCTCCTTCTAAGGAAATCATTTCTGCTGGTATTGCTACTGTACTTGGTACAAAGTACGCATACTAAACTAAAATTGGAGAGGGGTTCATCCCCTCTCCACAACTATACTATATTATGGAGTGAATGTGAAAATATTCAAAGTGCAAAAAGAAGAAACGCCTGTCGTTCAAGATAAAAGTATTCTATACAAATATTCTGAAGATAGGATTCTAAAAGAAATGACTGAGTATATTGATTCGACATATAATCAGCACTATTCCCAAAACAAATTCCAAGCAACTGAGTTCATTCTTGACAGTGGCCACGGTGAAGGATTCTGTATTGGTAATTGTATGAAGTACCTACAACGCTACGGTAAAAAAGGTACTAGAGAAGATGCAAGAAAAGACTTGCTTAAAGTTATCCATTATGGTATAATCGCATTACATAATCATGATAAGGAGAAAAATTGATATGAAACTTAGTAATGATACTAGAGAAGTGTTGAAGAACTATTCGACAATCAACGCTAATCTATTGGTAACATCTGGTAATCAGATTGCAACAATGTCTCAAATGAAGAACATTGTATCTAAAGCAACTCTACCAGATACATTTGAAAAGGAATTCGCAATCTATGATTTGAATGAGTTCCTATCTGCAATGTCACTGTTTGATGACCCAGACCTTGACTTTGGTGATAGTAGTGTAAAGATTTCCCAAGGTGGACAATCACTTAATTATTTTTATAGTGACCCAACTGTGGTGACTACCCCCAAATCAGACATTACAATGCCTGATGCATCTGCAATATTTACACTTAAACAGAGTGTGTTCAATCAAGTATTGAAAGCCTCATCTGTTCTTGGTGTTCCAGATATGGTCGTTGATGTTGATGGTGATGGTAATATGAGTATAAGGGTTTCCGATAGGAAAAACGATACCTCAAATAGTTTCAGTGTTGCTCTTGAAGGAAAGAGTGAAGTAACAGACCAGAAGTTCTTTTTCAAGGTAGAAAACTTGAAGTTACTTTCTGGTGATTATGAAGTACAAGTATCTCACAAAGGTATTTCCAACTTCAAGAATCTTAATAAGAATGTAGAATACTTTATCGCACTTGAAGCCGCTTGAGGGAAAACTTTATGAATGAAATATTATGGGTAGAGAAGTATCGTCCACAAACGATTAACGAAGCGATACTTCCTTTTGAGTTGAAACAAACATTTCAACAATTTGTAGACAACCGAAATTGTCCTAACTTACTGTTGTCTGGTTCTGCTGGTTGTGGTAAGACAACAGTTGCGAAAGCGATGTTAGAAGAACTAGGTTGTACCTACATGATGATTAATGGTTCTGAGGAATCTGGTATTGATGTACTTAGAAACAAAATCAAAAACTTTGCGAGTACTGTCTCTATGGATGGTAACCGTAAGTACGTTATCTTGGATGAAGCGGATTATCTTAATCCACAATCTACACAGCCTGCATTGCGTGGGTTCATAGAAGAGTTCAGTAAGAACTGTGGGTTTATTCTAACTTGTAACTTCAAGAACCGTATCATTGAACCTTTGCATAGTCGTTGTTCAAGTATTGAGTTTCGTATTCCTAATGAAGAGAAACCACAACTTGCAATGGACTTTATGAATAGGTTAGAGGTAATCCTAAATAATGAACAAGTACATTACGATAAAAAGGTAGTTGCAACACTCATTCAAAAGTTCTTCCCAGATTGGAGAAGGGTTCTAAATGAGTTGCAACGATATAGTGCAAGTGGAACAATAGATGCTGGAATACTGGTTAACTTATCTGAAGACTCAATCAAAGAACTTCTTACATTTCTTAAAGGTAAAGAGTTCTCCAATGTTCGTAGATGGATTGTCAACAATCTTGATAATGACCCAAGCCGTGTTTATCGTAGGATTTACGATTCCCTTTATGATAGTTTGGTGCCTTCTACTATCCCCCATGCTGTTGTTATACTTGCTGATTATAGTTACAAGTCCGCCTTTGTTGCAGACCAAGAAATAAATCTTCTTGCGTGTATGACAGAATTGATGTCTCAAGTGAAGTTTAAGTAATGGCCTATGAACTAAAAGAATATTTAAACTCAATCAACAAGACCAAACAAAACTTGATGGATGGTGATGACCCTCTATATGAAAAGAAGTATTCATCATTTATCATGAACAAATGTCTAGCACCATTCAATGATACTATCATGTTGGTCAACGAAATGAACTTCCACCATCATTTGGATTCAAAACTCCAATATGATTTTTTACTAAATAGTCTAAGGAAGCAGAATAGATATGCTCCTTGGATGAAGGCGAGTAAGACAAAAAATTTAGAATGTGTTAAAGAATACTTTGGTTATAATAATGAAAAAGCAAGGTCTGCCTTGAACATACTAAATGATGAACAAATCGCCTATATAAAAGAAAAATTGAAAAAAGGTGGAAAAAATGAATGATAGTTTATGGAAACCAGACCAAATGCTTGAGGTGGGTTTGAAAGAACCAGATGACTTTCTCAAAGTTCGTGAAACACTTTCTCGCATTGGTGTTGCGTCAAGAAAAAACAAAACTCTATTTCAGTCCTGCCATATCCTACATAAACAAGGTAAGTACTACATTGTTCATTTTAAGGAGTTATTTGCACTTGATGGTAAGGACACAAATATCTCAGAAAACGATATCGCAAGACGGAATACAATCGCTAATCTATTAACAGATTGGGGATTGGTAAAGGTAGTGAGTGAAAGTTCAGTAGAAGCTGCACCACTATCTCAAATAAAGGTTATCTCGTTTAAGGAAAAAAACGAGTGGTCTTTAGAAACTAAGTACAATATTGGAAAAAAGAAAGAAGGATAAAATGAAACCAGGCGATTATATTATTGAAGCTGCAAGAAAACAAGCGGAAGGTGAAGTTGCAGTTCACCTTGCTAATATTAAAGTTTACCAAACTATGCCTGCTGGTATTGGTGAACATTCAGACGTAACAGAAGCAGTAATTGCAGAGTTAGATAAACTTGCATCTGCTGATGATAGGTTAGAAATGCTTAATAAGTATTTTCCAGAATCTTTTAAGGATTAAAAATGTTAAATCTTGTCTCTGCAAATGAAAACGAAAGTGGTGTAATCTCTTTAAAAGATTATATTGCAGAGCAGTCACCACAGAAACCGTATAAGTTACTTATACTTTCTCATGATGACCCATTAGACCCAAATGAAACTGCACCTATGGTAAAGAAGAAAGCAGAAGAACTTGGTATTACTGTTTTTCTTGCAGAACTTATGGGTTGTTATATGGAAGATGCAGATGGTGATAGTAAATTAATTTATTCTTATCCAGTGGATGATAAAGGTCAAGCAGAACTACCAGATACTAAAAAAGATGTGGAGTATGCAAAACCTTTTAAGATAAATCCAAAAGATACTTTAGTTATGATGCGTGGACTAAATGCAAAATCTGGTTGTCGTTCTTGGTGGACAATGGCTAGAACATTAGAAAGTTCTGGATACAAAGTTGTTAACTCTGTTTTGTGTAATGAGATATGTAATGATAAATGGTATAACCAAGTTATTTTTCAACAAAACGATATCAATACACCAAAGACTGTTTTGGTCAGACATAAAGAAGGTGCTCCATTCGCTGCTGATAAGTTGGGAGTGAAGTATCCGCTTATTCTTAAAACATCAATCGGTTCTCAAGGTGTTGGTGTTATGTTTGTAGAAAGTGAAAAAGCACTTCATGGTATTGTTCAATTATTATATCGTGAAGATGAATTTATTGATATCTTGTTACAAGAACAAATTAAGACAGATTATGATGTTCGTGTGATTGTAGTTGCTGGAGAAGTTTTGGGTGCAATGAAAAGACCTATTATTGAAGGTGACTTTAGAAGTAACGTATCCCAAGGTTCTGAACCAGAGGTATTTCAACTCACAGAAATGGAAAAGTTTGAATCAATCAGAGCTGCACAAGCAGTTGATGGTGATGTTGTTGGGGTTGACTTCATTCCAGCAAAAGACAGAGAAAAAGATAAACCATATTTTATTGAGGTAAATTCTACGCCTGGACTTATGGGTATTGAATCTACATTCTCTGGTTCTACTATTCCAAAAGACTTATATAAAGATGCTTTGAAAAAGGAAAAAGGTAAATTTAGTATTACATCTGAAATACTAAAAACTTACATGAATCGTGACAATTGGACTTGACATTTAACCACAAGGGTGGTATAACTATATTATGAATTTCTATACAAACGTAGCCCCTTGGGGTAATCACATCCTAGTTCGTGAATACAAGAATGGTGAGAGAGTTAATCGTAAGGTTAAGTACTCTCCGACTTTGTATGTTCCAGTTCGGAAAGAAACTGAATGGAAGACACTTGACGGTAAGTATGCATCACCGTACAAGTTTGACACAATCAAAGAAGCGAAAGCATTCATAGAACAATACAAACAACAACCTCATCTGGTCTTTGGTCTGGATAGGTTTGCATACACATATCTTTCAGACACATATCCCAAGAC